GGCGGGGTCGTCAACGAAGGTGCGGCAACGCTCCCGTTGTGGCTCGTGAACGGCTACACGAAGATATTCAACCGGTATTTTAAGGTCCCCTCAGACCCTGACATTCCCGAAGGCAATATAAATCCCGCGGGCCATGTCACCGGTGCTGACCGTGAGTACGGCTTTGAAGTAGCCTGGCTCAAAACGATTTATACGACGGCGATTGACCCTCAGATTACAAGTGCTGATTACAGGACCCCCGTCCGTACCGGTAACGTCGACATACTTGACATTGCTCGTACGAAGGCTCGCCTTTCGACGGAACGGAGTCGTGAATTCTTTGGTCGTCGTTATCCCGATATCATGCAGCGTACATTTGGCGCGTCGACAAGCGAAGAGTCAGACAAGCGTCCGTATATGCTCGGTCGTAAGCGCCAGTGGACGTCGAGCATTGAAGTCAACGGGACTGATGATGCGACGCTTGGACAGTATGCTGGCAAGTCCTCTCTGACCACCATGTTTTCCCTCCCGCGGCGATTCTACCCGGAGCACGGGACGATCTGGCTGATGATGGTTCCCCGCTTCCCAACCATCCATGAGTTCGAGACTCACTACCTGGTCAACCATCCTAACCCTACCTACGCGGAAATCTCCGGTGATCCTGACGTTCTCCGTACCCTGCCCCCGGAGACGGTGAATCTCAACGATTATTTCGCGTACGAATCGGCTACGAATCAAGTGACCAATGCTGGGATTGCCCCCGCTGGTCAGCACTACCGGTATCATCCATCTTTGGTGCACAAGGATTATCAGGAAGTCCAGGGCTTCCCTTTCCTTTCGGCTAACTATCGCCTCGATACGAAGGCCAAGGCCCGGTATGTGAACTCGGAAGGCTATAACGCGACGTTTGCTAATAGCTCCCTGAAGCATTGGCAAAGCTACGGTAAAGTGTCAGTTGTTGTTGATCGCGTCGTGCCGTCAGTCAAATCTAGCATATTTGCTGGTGCGAAGTGATCCACGGTCTACAGGGAGCGTCGCTCCCTGTAGACAACGTGCGTTTTTCCCTTTGTTTTTGGACTTTTTGATTTGGCGCTAAAATGGCAAGTCAGCAAGTGAGGAGATGAAATGTATAGACCTAACCGAATAGGCCCATGGCCCGTGATCCCCCTTCGCCATAATCCAATTCTTGTTGTCGGCGGTCACGTGAACGTTGGGAGTTGTGCTCCGAACGCTCATACGGATTCTCATGTGACTGTCTGTCCACTCACGACCACGGCTCGTCATCCGGTTCATACTTCCTACACAATGGGTGGCATTCCGGCTTTTACCGCCTTCACGAACATTATCTGGGGCGTCCCTGTTTCTGTTGAACCTGACGTTAATCGGAGCTATCTGTATAGTTACGCTATGGATTTTTCGGGTCACTTTGATGACTCTTGTGATATGGTGGCCCTACCCGTGATATGTCTTTATCAACCGGCGAATGGTCGAACGCAAGCTTACTATGACCTTCCGTGTGATACCTATGCTCACGACGGCTCCAGTATTGAATCCTCTGGCCGTGGATCCTTTGTCGTTCATTCTCTTCCCGGTGCGTCGAACTTTGGAGATGTACTGTTGTTTGGTGTCCATTTATACAATCATGCGAACGCCTCGGGGACTACTCACGGTCATGCAAGCGCAACCCTGTACCTTGAGCGCTACGAACAGGACTTGGCGATACAGGAGCCTGCTCGATGATACCTGGACTCGGCGCAGTGGCTTCCATTGGGAGCTCGCTTCTTGGCAAGTTTCTCGGCGGATCCGCTGGCTCTGCTGCTGAAGGAATCTCGAATCCCCTACCACAAGTCGAAGCGTCTGCGAAGGCGTTCGACGGTGTTCCTACCCCTCAGGACGTCCGTCCTTCAGACACTGCCCCCATTGATACCGGCTTTTTCGGTGGTCTTGAGGACAAGGTTCTGTCTGGTGTGTCGTCTGGCGTCGGCTCCGCGGTTGGCAAGGCTACTCAAGGAGCGCTTGGGCGCTACCTGGACCCTAGTCCCGGTGACAATCAAAGACGCTT